CATGCGGTTGTGGTGGAATGGCAGACACGCCATCTTGAGGGGGTGGTGAGCGTACGCTCGTGAGGGTTCAAGTCCCTCCAACCGCACCATTCTTATTGACTATTTAACAGATTGTAACGAATTGTAACAAACTGTAACAGATAAAGCATTTACAAGGATATTTGAAAGATAAAGAGTAACAAATTGTAACGCATTGTAACAACAATTTGCCCCTTTATTGCCCCTTTTAAAAACAAATATTTGCCCCTTTTATATGAGGGTTGAAAAAAGCCACTGCACATGATGCGGTGGCTCATTTTTTATTTATTTGCAAGTACTTTACCCATATTAGTAATTGCTGCATTAACTTCTTGCTTCATTTCATCTGTTACGTGAGTATATATAGCAAGTGTAGTACGTGGCTCATTGTGGCCAACACGTTCCATAATTGCTTTTAAAGGAACATTGGACTCTGCAAGAATAGAAATATGAGTATGTCTAAAGGTGTGGGTGCTTACTGGTTTTGGGAAACCAAGTTTTTTTATAGTTCTATTCACATAATGTAGATCATATGGCAAACCACCATCAGTAACAAAGATATAACCGAGGTCAGCAAATTTAGATTTCCATAATCGCCTTGCTTGATTAGCGGTTATAAAGTGATTAATAATTTGTACAGCCCTTGCATCTAATTTTACTTTACGGATAGAATGAACATTCTTTGGTGGAAGGCGCATAGCAGGGTCAGAAAAGCTACCACGATTAGATAAAGTAGCGTTTACATCTATTTCTGCATTTTCTCTATCATAGTCTTGAGTGCGTAATGCTACCATTTCACCAAATCTAAGACCAGTTAAAGATTGAAACTCACATAATAAGGATACATGATGATTGATAGTATCTAATTGTGATAGTAAATCTTTTAGTTCATCTTTAGTTAGAAATTTAGAACGCTGCTTTTTGATGCGGTCTACATCAGCTACTGGCTTTTGTAATTCGATATTGTCTAAAAATGAAATATCCCGAATATATTCCATGCGCCTTGCATATTTTAATGATTGTCGAATAAGACTAAGGGCCAGTTTTGTATAGTTGTAGGAATACTGGCAAGCAAATTTATCGAATGTGCTTTGGATAATGTATGGTGAAAGTTTAGATAGTAATATATCAGCAGGAAACCATTTCATAATTTGTTTGTGTAGATTATCCATACTATATTGTGTAGATGATTTTCTAAAAGCACGTTTAGATTCTAAATATTCAGATACAACATCATTCAATGTCATATCTTTGGCAATATCTGTATTAGTGGCCAAGTCAATTTTATTTTGCAATTCAGCTTGTGCGATTTTGTATGCTTGTCTACTATTACTATTTAATGTAACAGATATTCTTTTTGTTTTACCGCTATAAGGATCTATATAGCGTTCTTGAAATTTATATTTAGTAACACCAGCTTTGGTGATTACAGTTTCACACCACATTAAAAATACCTCCTAGGCTAAAAAATGGTATAGTAAATAAGCCTAAGAGGTATGGTATAATAAAAGAAGTTAAGGTGGTATACCTCTTAGGTGTATCATAGCCCCTTATTCTGTTGGCGCAGAGTAGGGGGATTTTTTTATTCAGGTAATAGATTGATGAATAAGTTCTAACTTATCTTCAAAGTCTATAGGAAGTTCTGTTGCTTGTTTATATTTGGTATTTAATTCATTTAGAAAGTCAATAATAGCTTGTGTTGCTATATCATTGCTTTTGGCAGTTCTAAAAACAGTTCTACATTCGTAAATTAAAGATGTAATTAGAAGCGTGTCATTTAATAATAAAACCATCATAATCAGCACACCATATAAACCTCTTAGAGCTTTCTTATCAGTTTTAGTTATTTCACCTTTTTCTCTTTTTAAAACCCCTTTAGGTAAAAGATTATATAAAACATTACCAGGAATATTGTAAATAGATCTACATCCGAAAAAGTTTAAACTATGTGCTGCACAGTTTCGAAAACGTCTTATTGCTTCTAATGTATTTTGAAGCAGCTCTATTTTATCTTTACCAGTAATGGCATTGGTAGGTAGTAATGCATTAGCAACAGCTATTTTATGTTTCGTATTTAGAAATTTAAATAAATTAATAGCACTACCAAAAGAGATATTTTTAAAGAGTATCCATGCTGGTACATGATTATGATGCTTCAAATAATATTTAGTAGGTTGTTTTGCATGTTTTAAGTTAAGCTGCAGTTGTATTTCCTGTTTTACGTCTTGAAATGTCAACCCTTGAAGTTTTTGTTTATAATGATGTGAATGTAAATAATCATCTTGATGAACTCCCAAATGCTCTGAAATGACGTGTGCTAATCTAGTCTTAAATAATGTTTCGACCATTAAACTATACTTCATTGTAACAGATTGCAGCCCCTTATCTATAAAAGAGAAAATATATATACTCTCAATAGTTGTATCTGGTTTAAAAGTATTATCTAGATTCATAAAAACAGACTTATAGCCGTTAAATAAATCATAGTAAGATGTTGTCATTATAATTTGTTTTGCATGTTCACGGTCTGAGATAATTAAATTCCGTGAGATTAATAGATCTATTTGTTTATCTAAATCTAAGAATGGCTTATCGTATGCCATGATAAAACCTCCGATATATAAAAAAGGCACTATCCGAAGATAGCGCCTTAGTGACCAACGCCCGCAGCGTTGAAGTCAATTCACTATCTATAGTATATCAGATTTGACAAATAATACAATATATGAACGTATAGCAAAAATGCATAATTAGTATTTTGTCAAGGACAAATAAGTGACAATTTAGTAGTTATTACAAAACATGATGATAGAAATCTATTTCTTCAAGTAATTCATCTGTGAGTTCTTTGCGCCTTACCATATGTTCAATTAAATTAACATGATGATCTATGTGAAAATCATCATTAATGATATGCAGCAATTCATGCTTTATTTCGTTACGCATATCTTCAAATGACATATTCTTGCGAATATAAATGTTGTGTACACCTTCATCTTCCCCAGTTGATGAAATGGCTTTCACATTTGGAATATCACATTCAATAATATTAATAATCAAACTAACAACCCCTAATAGTATTATTTTTTATTTCTAGATTTGATAAATTCTATATAGTTTACCGCTTCTTGCATTTCCTCTTTAGAGATACCACGAGATGCGGAGAATAACATACGCATTTCTGGACGAGTACGAAGCATTTCCGCATATTCAGCAGTTTCTGCATCTAAATAATAATCTTCTGTTTGTTTAGAAAGAGTAGAAGTAGAACCTTGATGCGGTTCCTGCCAACCCATTAGATATGCTGGTGTAGTATTCAATGCTTTTGCTAAAGGCTCAAGTACATCAATTGGCATATTTTCAATATCACCATTTTCATATCTATATATAGTAGCTCTATTTTTGTTTAACAACTTAGCTAATGCATCTGCAGTATAACCTAGTTCTAATCTACGTTGCTTAATACGTTCTCCGATTCTCATATGAAAACCTCACTTTCTATTTGATTACATAATACAATACAATTCGCAAAAATGCAACAAATATTTTTAAACAATCTATAAAATCGCACGAAATGCGAAAAATATTGTTGACATGCATTTTTTAATAGGGTAATATCTAAATAAAGGTAGTCGCATATAAGCGACAGATAAGAAAAGGGGGGAATAGATATGGTGAATATCAGAAAGCTGAAAGCTAAATTAGTGGAAAAAGATATTTCCATTATTGAGTTAGCCAATGTACTTGGGATTGATAAATCTACAGTATATAGAAAGCTTAATAAGTCTGGGGAAAACTTCACAGTAAAAGATGTTGAAAAAATTTCTAAGGCGCTATCTTTAACTTATGATGATATTAATAATATTTTTTTTACAGATATAGTCGCATAATATGCGACAAATTATGAGTTAGAAAAGGTGAAATCAAATGAAAGAGAAAAAGTAAAATGCCCCAAATGTAATGTGGAAGTAATTGATGGAAACTTCTGCGAACATTGTGGGGCGAAATTAAAACAAGTATGTGATTGTTGGGTGTTAAAGAAAAAATATAATTGTGGTTTTGATGAATGCAAAGGTTATAAGTTGTTAATTGATAGTATCAAGGGAAAAGAATTTTCTTGATGCTTTCAGATATAACATCAGTAATAACATTTTTGGCTAAACTACCGATTTCAGAAGGTAATTTATTAAACAATAATCTTAGTTTTAAAGCGGTTACTTCTGCTTGAGGAGTTTCATCAAAGATGATTGGTAAATAAGACATAAAATGTTGTTTTTCATCTTCAGTTAACTGATCTTGCATATCTAAGAGTTCTGAAATTGAGTTTAAAGTGCTTTCAGTCCAAGGGAATGGATGCCCACAATGATGGCAGTATTTAGGTGGTGTATAGGTTGAAATACCCATGACACCAGGAACATCATATTTACCACGAATAGGTGTATTACATTTTGGACAAGAAGATATAGTCTCAGCTCTACATTCAGAACAGAAATTAGATAGGTGAGCAGTGTTATTGGTATTAGATGTAATAACATGACCATTTTTGCAAATTTGTGCAGTTCGATAAACACCAGACATTATAATCACCTCCTTTTGAGATGAGTATAGCATGAAAGAAGCTCATATAGTAGGGGAAATATAAATGAAAGAAATAAGAATGGCAGGAACAATAAAAATTAATTTTACTCATCCGATGCAGATGCATATGAAGAATATAAGCAATAAGTTAAATGATTTAGTGGGTGCAATTAATTCAGCAAGAAAAGACGGATACAACATAAAAGTAGATTTCAGCAAATTAGAACAAGAAGATTAAACAGAAAGGAATGTGTAGTAATGGAAAGTGTTCAACCAAAGTATGTTCCTATTAGCACACTAGCTAAGATATGGGGACGGAGCAAAATGTATATCTATAGAAGAATAGATATGATCCGCAATGAAGGTAGATTTAATGAAATCTGTATGCAACTAGGACCACAACAAACGCTGGTACATGTAGATAAATTTGAAGCATGGATGAAAGGGCAGCACATGAAGTGGCTAAAGGGGGCATAAAAGATGAACATTATAAATCTAATTACAACCGTGCAATGGTGCTTAGGGATATTAGGGTTAGGACTATATGGAGGAATTGAGCAAGCAGAAGGCTGGCAAATACTAATCAATATAGTTTTAACAATAACAACTGGTATCACAATTTGGATGTTAGGCAGGGTTAAGGAGGTGATAAAACATGAAAGACAAAAAAGAAAAAGCACTAGATCTACTAAA